TTAAGGTTTATGTGAAGAATGACAAGGGTAATGTCGTAAAGGTAAACTTCGGACAAGGTGGTAAGGCTAAAGGTGGAACTATGAAGATTCGTAAGTCTAATCCAGGTGCCAGAAAATCATTCAGAGCTAGACATAATTGTGACAATCCAGGACCAAGACACAAGGCTCGTTATTGGAGTTGCAAAAAATGGTAAAGTTAATGGATTTAATAAAAGAAGAACTAACTGATGCTGATATTAAAGTCGGTGATGCTTATCATAGAAAGACGTATGTTGGTTATATGGTTAGTTTTGTATATGAAAAGCAAAGACGAGGTGGAGCTACCACTATAGAATATCAGTTTAAACCACAATACGGAGAACCAGGATTTATGGCAGTGGGCTCTTCTCCTGCTAACGGAGTTGATGGTTGGGGTAAATGGCCAAAGGTTAAAGTTACTTCTAAAATGAAAAAGGAAATGATTAAGACTTTACAAGATGCTATGAAAAGTAAATATAAAAATTCAGAAGAAGTAGATGTATTAATAAGAAATAGTTTACGATTATCTAATGTATTGAGTTGGGTTAAGAGATTGTAATGGCAGTTCAAATGCTAGACAAAGTATTGGTGATGAAACCCAAAAGGTCTCAGCATATAAAAGCTGAAAAAGTGCTTGACTTTGAGGTAAATGATGATAGTGAAAACAAAAATATTTACGGAGAATCACAATCAGATAGATTTGATGAGATAATAGATTTATTAAAACAAGGTAATATTTACGGAGAAAAGAAAGACATTACTTTGGGTGCTGTTGAGGTGCCGATAGAAAAACAAATAAGTATTGACAAGGCTTCTACAAAGGGGTTGAAGTCAGAAGAATACTTGAATAATTCAGAAAGTAAATTAGAAAAGCTAAGGAAACTAAGACGTGGCAATTAAACCCATAACTAATACAAATGCTCCAAACGAATCTACTATTAATCGTGAGGAACAATTAAGCATTCGTAGTGAAAAGGGCAATTCAAGAGTAGTCATCAAAAAAGGAACTGGTCTTGATGCTGGTAAGGGATTTGCCATTGGATTGAAAGAAATCGATACTGCTATAATCGGTCACATGAATAACATAATGAAACCTCGTGTTAAAGAATCTAATGAGATGATTAAGGTGCCAGTTCTGTATGGTAACGAAGAGAGATGGAAATCAGTTAGAAATCGTGGAACTTTAAGGGATGGGAATAATGCTTTAATACTACCCATTATAATAATTAAAAGAACTTCATTAGCATTTGACGAGAACATGCCATTATCATTTGATAACGATGTCAAGGGTAAATTCATCTCTGTTATCAGGTCAAGCAACGGATGGAGTAAAAACAATAGGTATGATAGGTTTGCTATATTGACTGGTCAAAAACCTGTTGAGGAGTTTGTCAAGACAGGCATGCCAGATTTTGTTACTTGTACTTATACGATTGTCATGATGACTGCTTATATGGAGCAGATGAATGATTTGAATACCTTGATGATTGAACACTTGGAAACTTATTGGGGAGACCGAACAAGTTATCGATTCTTAACAGCATTGGGTGGAGATATTTCAAATGAAGAACAGATGGAAAGTCAAGGTGAGAGATTAATCAGAAATGAATTCACGATGACCGTCAAGGGATACATGATACCTGAATTTACAGATAACGTATTTGGAAAAACAGCTGAATTAGGAAGAGGATATAATCCAAAAAAGATATCGTTTTCCGAAAAACTTTTATAATTATATATGTATATACTTTTACAAACAAATCAAAAACCTATTTAGGAGTTACAGATGTCAGAAGAAATTAAATTTACAGACGATGAGTTAAAATCACTTGGTGAATTACAAACAGCATACCAACGTATCACTAATGCATACGGACAGATTGCTTTAGCCAAACATAATCTTGAAGCTCAAGAAGCCTCTGTAAAACAAGAGTTTGAAACTGCAAAAGCAAACGAACAAAAACTGTTGAATGAAATCACCGAAAAGTATGGACCTGGTCAGTTAGATCCACAGACAGGTGTGTTTACTCCAGTTCCTACTGAAACCAAATCTACAGAATAATAAAAAAAACAAGATAGTAATTCATAATAAAAGTCTTTTTGACTTTTTTTGTAATATTTATATATGAATAATTACAAAATTTATATCATTCTCGGAGACTTTTCATGGCAGAAAAAATTCTATCACCAGGTGTATTTACAAATGAAATAGACCAATCCTTTTTACCCGCGACAGCAGGACCTATCGGTGCTGCTATCGTAGGTCCAACAGTTAAAGGTCCTGTTTTAATACCGACCATTGTAAACTCATATAGTGAATATGTTCAACTATTCGGTGAGTTGATAGAAAGTGGTTCGGATAATTATCAATATTTGACTTCACATACTGCTAAAGAGTATTTGAGGCAAGGAGGACCAGCAACAATAATAAGAATTGCTGATCCAGATTCAATAGGAACAAAAGCTAGTGCTATAGTAAAGGCACCAGGCTCAACCGAGGGTTCAGTAAAGGCTTCAGGTTCAGTAACATTTAATGCTGTACCGAGTGGTTCTATAACAGGTGATCCTGATGAAGTTCAAATTGGTAGTGTACATTATACCTTTGTATCATCTTCTGCCGGTTTGCAAGACAGTTCAACACAGGTATTTGTTCCTTTTGCGGATTCTTTAGATGCCGCTTCAACCGTAACCACAGTTGCTGCTGATTTAGTATTGGCAATTAACGATAATGAACTTAGTGGTTTAACTAATTTAAATATAACTGCTTCAAATGCTGCTGGTGTAGTTTTTATATCAGGTTCTAGCACTGGAACAAGTGGTAATCAGACAATTGCAATTGATGCTACAGTAGTTAATTTTGCTACAGGAGTAAGTGTACAAGGTGGAGTAGATAGTACAACTGGTGGACAAAGTTTATTCACAATAGAAGTATTGGGTAATGGTCCTACTTTTAATAGTACAAGTTCCTTTGGAGATGACAACATATTATTACCATTGACAAGTTCTGCTGGTAACAATCAGTTTGGAACTGGTAATTTTGGTGGACAATCTGATAACTTTAGATTTGAAGTATCCCAAAGAAATTTGAAAAAAGGTACATTTACACTTGTTTTACGACAAGGTAATGATAGTACAAAGAGTAAGAAAGTAATTGAAACTTTTGAAAATCTATCATTAGATCCAGGCGAATCAAATTACATCTTAAAGAGAATTGGTAACACGACAAATGCTATATCCGTTGAAGATGGTCAGGCATTTATTCAACCAACAGGTGAGTTTCCAAACAAATCAAAGAACATTAGAATTAAAAGTGTTAGTGTAACAACACCGAATTACTTAAAAGAAGATGGAACTGTTGATAGTGGAAGATATGTAGATTCAAGTTCTTTCTTACCAGCAGTTGGTAGTGGAAGTCACGGTGGTGCTTTTACTGGTGGAGACTTTGGTAGTGAAATAGAACATCCATTTAATTTTTATGATACCATAAATGCTAGTAATTCACAAGGTGTGGATATGTCAGAGAGTGCTGCTGCTGTCGGTGCTTCAAGTGTCGGTGGTGGATATGCTACGGCAATTAATCTACTAAAGAACAAAGACGAATTTGATATTAACTTATTGTTCTTACCAGGTGTAGTTGACCAACTTGATGACCATTCTACCGTAATAGGAAATGCTATTCAGATGTGTGAGGACAGAGGTGATTGTTTCTTAGTCTATGATAACGTATCAAAGACATCTACGGTTGCTACTGCTAAATCAAATACAGAAGCTAGAAATTCAAGTTATGCTGCTACTTACTATCCGTGGGTACAAGTTCAAGATGCTACAACAGGCAACTTTAGATTTGTTCCACCATCAGTTGTGATTGCTGGTGTTTATCACTTCAATGATACTGTAGGACAACCGTGGTTCGCTCCTGCTGGATTGAATAGAGGTGGAATAGATAGTGCGGTTCAGGCATACAAAAAATTAACACAAGGTAATCGTGATGATTTATATGATTCAAATGTAAATCCGATTGCTACCTTTCCAGGTCAAGGTGTTACGGTCTTTGGACAAAAGACAACACAGAAGAAAGCAAGTGCTTTAGATAGAGTTAACGTAAGAAGGCTATTGATTAACTTGAAGAAGTTCGTTGCTAACTCTTCAAGGAATTTAGTCTTTGAACAAAACACAAGTGATTTGAGAAATCAGTTCTTAAACATTGTCAATCCTTATATGGAACAAGTACAGGCAAATCAAGGATTAAATGCTTTCAGAGTAGTAATGGATGACTCAAATAACACACCAGAGACGATTGATAGAAATCAGTTGATTGGTCAGATATTTATTCAACCAGCAAAAACTGCTGAATTCATCGTATTAGACTTTGTTGTTCAACCAACAGGAGCTGCTTTTCCTGAGTAATTTTTAGGAAAATAGATATTTATTATTATAGGAGATAAATAATGGCAGAATTATTAGAAGCGAATAAGATATTTTACACACCATATGAACCGAAGTTAAAGAATCGGTTTATCATGGAAATATCAGGTATTCCAGCATTTACAATTAAAACAGCACAAAGACCACAGATTACTTTTGACGAAGTTGTCTTGGAACACATGAACGTTACCAAGTACGTTAAGGGTAAAGGTCGTTGGCAAACACTACAGATCACAATGTATGATCCTATTGTTCCGTCTGCTGCTTCTGCCGTAATAGAATGGATAAGACTTC